CAATGTTAAGTGAACGTGACTTACCTGTTGAGTTAGTAAATGTAGTTGATTTAACAAGCGCAGAGACGGTATCACAGTCTGTCGCTGTATTGCAGAAATCATGGGAGCAAGCCGTGCAAAAAGGCGTACAAGAAAAGCTAAAAGGCGGAGCTCCTATGAAGCAAGCGCCAGTTGACAGCGACGGTATCACAAAAGAAGAATTTGCTCGTATGGGTTATCAGAGTCGAAACGAACTCTATCAAAAGAACCCAGAACTTTATAAGAAATTGAAAGGTTAAAATAAATGACAGCAGGACAAACTAAATTAGCCACTATGGTTAACCCAGAAGTAATGGCGGACATGGTTTCCGCTAAACTACCTAAATTGATTAAATTCACTCCACTTGCTTATGTGGAAACAGCACTTCAAGGCCAACCAGGGAACACTCTAACAGTTCCAGCATGGGAGTATGCAGGAGATGCGACTGAGGTCGGAGAAGGTCAAGCTATTTCTCCAGATCAGTTGACTACTAAAAAGACCACTATGACCATCAAAAAGGCTGCTAAAGGTTATGAAATTACCGATGAAGCTCTTTTGTCAGGTCTTGGCGACCCACTAGGTCAAGCGACTTACCAGCTTGGTTTGGCTATTGCTAATAAGATTGATGATGATTTGGTGGCAGTAGCTAAGACTGCAACACAGCACGTTGCAGAAGCTCCAACAACAGGGGGAGCGATTGATAAAGCACTTGCTATTTTCGATGATGAAGAAGATGCAAGATATGTAGCCCTTATCAATCCGTCAGACGCTATTGCTTTGCGCGCTGACACTGTTAAAGAATGGATTTCAGGTACAGAGGTAGGAGCGAATACAGTTGTTTCTGGTACATTTGGAGAAACACGAGGTGTTCAAATCGTCCGTACTAAGAAAGTTGAAAAAGGAAAAGGCTTTATCGTCAAAGTCTCTCCTAGCCAAACTCAGACAGACGATGCCAATAAATACGGTGCGTTTGTTATCATGCTAAAACGGGATGTGGCTATCGAAACAGACCGTGACATCCTTAAAAAGACAACAGTCATCACTGGTGATGAACACTACGGTGTTTACCTTTACGACCCTACACGAGTTGTAAAATTCGGTGAGTAAGAGGTGGCGATATGAGCTTATTGCTACGACGTCATTATATCCAAGAGGAGCAGGCTGGCCAGTATTCTGATTTAGAAAATAAGACTCTAGAAGAGTTAAAGAATCTAGCTAAAGAAGCTGGCATAGCTGGCGCCTATAAGTTATCAAAAGCCGAAATTGTAGAGGTGTTGGAGGAACTAAAGAGTGAAAGTTAAAGTCAAGCAAGATTTTTACGATTGGGAAGCCAACGTAAAACGACTTGCGGGCGAAGAGCTTGACCTTGCTGATACACGATATGCCGAGCTTGTAGAGAATTTTGCAAGCAATGGCGTATCTGTATCAGATATTCTTGAGGAAGTAGGCGGTACTGAAAGCTATAATCCAGCAAGTTATAGCCTAGTCAGTACCGTACAAACCCCTCAAGTGTATGTATCGGGAGAGACTACGCCTTTAAGTCAACAAGAAGGAGTTTAAAATGTCTATAGAGTTGCCGAAAAAAGTAACAGGCGAAGAAGATACTCAGCTTCTCATGTTGCTCCAAACGAGGGCTACAAATCTTATCTTATCAGAGACTAATCGCACATCTTTGACACCTGCTTTAAGTCTCTTAATACCTGAGGTTGCTATCGAGCTCCACAACCGCTCAGGAGCGGAAGGAGAGCACTCTAGAACCGAAGGTGGTATAGCAGTAGTCTACGGAGAAAACGGTCTGTCTACGGGTCTTCTACAGCGTATCCGCATGCACAGACTAGCAAGGGTGGCAGGTCATGTTTTTGAAGCAGAGTAGACTGAAACCTTATCCAATGCGACGGTTTGAAAAGACTGTCACAGAGGAAGGTGTCGCAAAAGAAGGGTATGCCAAGGAAGCTGAGACAGTCCGTCTTGAATTGTGGCCAGCTAGTAGCAAGTTACAATCTGAGCTTTATGGCGAGCGTGTCAATGATATTTTGAACGCAAATGCCAACAAGTCAGCTACTATCAAAGTAAAGGATGGTGTGTGTATCGATAGCCCGACGGAAGTAACTCACAGGGTTATTTCTAAAAAGATCTACACACATCATCAAGTTTTGGAGTTAGAGCGTGTCAGAGCTACTAGGGGCAGATAGGCTTATAGCTAAGTTCAGAAAGTTGTCAGATGTTGCGAAACGAGATATTGTTTCAAAGGCAGTTCATCATGCAGCTAAAACCATTGTCCAAGCCGATGCTAAAAGACTAGCACCAGGCAACAATGGAGAACTTAGAAATAGCATCAAAACTAGGGTTAAAATGGACGGAGATAAGGCTATAGGAGAGGTTTACACAAATCTACACTATGCACCATACGTAGAGTTTGGTACAGGGCCAAAAGGACAAGCTAGCCATTCGGGTATATCGCCAGAGGTCAGCGTGTCTTATCGGTCTAGCCCGTGGTATGTGCATGAAGACCAGATAGATATAGGACCTTACCACTTTCAAAATATTGGGGAGTTCTACAAGATGTATGGTCAACCTGCCCAGCCTTATCTTTATCCAGCTTTGAGAGACAATCAAGAGCGTGTGTCTAAGAATATTTCGAATTATGTCCGTAGAAAGATAAGAGAACAAATATAATGATCAATATCAAGCCTGTTATTTATAAAGAATTGCAAAAGGTCGCAGATAATGTGACTGATACGTATCCTAGCGATTGGGAGACTTTCCCAGTCGTTATTTTTTTGGAAGAACAAAACAAGCCAGGTGATTGGTTTGACGACAAGGAACAAAAATCCTCTATCCGCTACAAGGTGGATATCTTTGATGATACCAGCACTAGTGAGTTAGCTGTTAAAATCAATCAGATTTTTGAGTCTTTAGGTTTGCGAAGAACCGACTGCCAAGACGTGCCAGACCCGTCTCATTTGAGACATAAGGTCATGCGTTTTGAAGGGGTTGTTGATTTAGACTCAGAGCTTGTTTTTCAATTTAGAATGGAGAATTAAACATGTTAGCAAATGGAATTACGCTGTCTTATGGGACAGCTAAAGGAACTTACACAAAACTTGCAGGACTTAAGGAAGTACCTGAATTCGGTATTGAACCCGAAAAAGTAGAGAATACTACTCTTGAAGATAAGGTTAAGAAGTATGAGTTTGGTATCGGTGATGCAGGGGAATTGGAATACAAATTCTCTTACAAGAACGATAGCGCAACCGCACCTTATCGTGTATTGCGTACAGCCGCAGGCAATAAGACAAAACTTTTCTTTGAGCAAACTTACCCAGACAACACTAAAGTTCGTTTTGAAGGTCAAGTATCTGTTAAGCTTGGCGGTGGCGGTGTCAATGCCGTTATCGAGTTCACCCTTAAAATTGCTTTGCAGTCAGAGTTGGAATTTACAGACGGTATTGGAGGTTAATTAAATGGCGTTACCTTACTCAATTTGGAAGATTAGCGATGAGAAAGAGTTGAAACTACGACTTTCATCTCATCAAGCGGCAAAAGTTGAAGAAAAAATCGGTATGAACTTACTGAAAATTTTTATGCCTGAGGCTGGCGAAGAGTTTCCTTTGCCTCCTTTGAAAGTTGTATTGCTCTTGATTCATGGAGCCTTGCAAAAGTATGAGAATGGGTATTCTCTTGAGGATGTCTATGATTTATACGATGAATACGTGGATAACGGTGGAGACCAAACAACCTTCATGACAGAGGTTTTAATGCCACTCTTTGAAGTATCGGGTTTTACTCCGCGAGGAAGCAAGAACAAGAAAACTTCCAAGAAGAAAATGACAGTAGTCGAGTAATCTTGACGGTAACGCAGATTATTGAGAGGCTTTATCCTATGTTTTTGGACATTGGGGGTAAGCCTCTTGATTTTTGGGATTTAACGGTGCTTGAAATCAGGGAAATGATTGAAAGCTACAACCGTGTCAAAATCCAAGAGCGTAAAGAAAAGATTATTGACTCATACAGACTGTCTCAGATGATTTCCAATCACGTTTCTTTATTGTTATCCAAAGATGCTAAGGTCTTTGAGTTCTGGGAGTATGCGCCTGAATTGTTTGTGGAAGAACAGCAAGCGGTAGAACAAGAACGACAAAGACAAGCACTTTTGTTGCATAAGCAACAGATGCGTGAATTTGCAGAAAGACACAATCGCAAAAGAAAGGAGGAAATGAATGGCAACTCTTGATGAATTGAAAGTCATGATTGACGCTGAGATAGCGCCTTTCAGGAAGAAGATGAAAGAAGTCGAGAATCAGGTCAAGGGGACATCTGACCAAGTGAAGAATGCCACTGCCAAAGTTCGTGAACAGTCGAGCTCAATCGGTAGTGCGTTTGGCAAGCTGGCTAAGTTCGCTGGTTTTGCAATCCTTGGTAAGAAATTGCTTGATGTTGGGATGTATTCAACGCAGACAGCTCTTGAAGTAGCAGCGTCTATGAACCAAATCAAGCGACAGATGGGCGAGAGTTCGCAATCTTTCTTAAAATGGGTTAACGATAACGCCAACGCTATGAACATGGGTGTGGGTGAGGCTACCAACTACGGTGCAGTCTACTCAAACCTATTTTCTGGATTCATCAAAGATACCAACAAGTTAAGCGCCTATACTGCTAAGATGTTGCAGACCTCAGCAGTTGTTGCTGAAGGTTCAGGGCGCACGATTACAGACGTTATGGAGCGGATTCGCTCAGGTTTGCTAGGCAACACCGAAGCAATTGAGGACCTAGGAATCAACGTTGGAGTTGCTATGATTGAGTCTACTGAAGCCTTTAAGAAGTTCGCAAACGGACAGAGCTGGCAACAGTTGGACTATCAAACCCAGCAACAAATCCGCCTAATGGCTATCCTGGAGCAAGCTACAGCTAAGTATGGAGATACCTTATCCAACTCAGTTAACGGTAGTATCAGCCTATTTAAATCACTGATGAAAGATAGTGCATTGAACCTTGGTAATGCGATGTTACCAATTATCAATGCGATTATGCCTGTCTTGAACTCTTTTGCCATGGTATTGAAGAACGTTACGGCCAAACTTGCTGAATTTATCGCTTTGATGTTCAACAAGAAAGCAACAGTGAAAGATGGTGTCGGTGGTGCAGTTGGAGACATGGGTAATGTCATGAAGGATGCTGCAGGAGGAGCAGGAGACCTTGCTGACGCAGTGGACGACGCTGGAGATTCAGCAGGAGGACTTGCTGATAATCTTGGAGACTCAGCCAAAAACGCTAAGAAAGCTGCTAAAGAATTGCTTGGTCTAATGGGATTTGATGAGATTAACATCTTGCAAAAACCAAAAGACGACGACGCAGGCGGTTCTGGAGGCGGTGGCGGAGGCAAAGGTGGTAAAGGAAAGGGAGGCGGAGGCGGACCTTTCAAAGACATCTTGCCAGAAGTCGAGTTGACCGACATGGGCAACCAATTTAAGAGCATTTTTGATGGTCTTGGAGATAAGTTGAAAGGGTTGTTTGACCTCTTTAAAAAAGGTTTTGATGCAGCGTTTAGACCAGAAGGTTTAGAGCGTATTAAAGCTGCTTTAGAACGAATCAAGAAAACTCTTGAAGAAATCGCTACTGACCCAAGAGTTGTAAATGCCTTTAACCGCATGACCGAAAAAATCGCTTATGCTTTGGGGCAAATTGCTGGTTCGTTAGCGACTATTGGAGTTGGTATTGGTGTACTCCTTACTGAAAGTATTGCAAACGGCCTTGAAAGGCAAAAAGAACGCATTATCAGGGCGCTAGTCGCTTTGTTTGATAATATTGGTAACATTGCAGAGGCAGTAGGAAACATCGCTCAGGCTTTTTCTAGTGCTTTCTACGACGTCATTACTTCAACTGGTGCTGTTCGTATCGGTAGCGCTATTGTGTCAACTCTATTAAGCTTGACATCTACCATTGTTGAAGTCGGTAGCAAATTAGCAGGAAGTTTGTTTAAAGGATTTGAAAAAGTCGTTGTGACAAGCGCTCCTAAAATTTCATCAATGCTTCAAAGTCTTTTGGACATTGTAGCTCCGATATTTGAAACTATTGAGAGTGTTGTTGATAAGTTTGGCGATGGCTTAAGTCGTGTTTATGATGAACATGTAGCTCCTGCTATTGACTCTATTGCTAATGCTTTTAACGGACTAATTGACATTATTCAAATACTTTGGGAAGGAAGTTGGAAGCCTTTTGCAGAGTTCTTGTCTAACACATTCGGCATCAGTATTGAAACTGTCGCTGATTTACTAGGCGGTATCATACTAGAGGCGTTGAAGTTACTAGCTGATACAATCAAGTTAGTAGCCGATGGTTTTACTGCTTTTTCAGATTGGTGTAAAGAAAATAAAGAGATTATCTCCACAATCGCTAGTGTGATTGGCACGCTTGCAACCGTGTGGCAAGGAATTAAGTTCTTGTCTTGGGCTGAACAAGCTGGAGGACTTGCAGGAGTATTCGAATTATTAAGTGGTAAGGTTTCCTTTATTGTTAGCGGAATTAAAAATCTTGGACTAGCTTTGAAAGCTTTGACATTTGATAAATTGGTCAGCTTCGGAGAAACAATCTATTTGAATGCGTTGTATGCAAAAGACTTTGTGGTCAATTCAGGTAAATTGATTGTAGAGTTAGGAAAAACCGCTCTAGAACTTGGTAAATCTGCATTAGCGTGGGGTGTTCATGCGGCACAAATGGGGCTTGCAGCAGCGGCAGAAATCGCTCAATCGATTGCAGCAGGAGTTGCAGCAGCAGCAACATGGGCACTGAATGGAGCTATTGCAGTCTTGACCAGTCCGATAACCTTAGTTATTGCAGCAATAGCAGCCTTAATTGCTATTGGTGTCTTGCTCTACCAAAACTGGGACACTGTTGTCGAATTTGCTAAAGCAGCATGGCAAGGACTATGTGATTTTATCAGTGGTATTTGTCAAGCGATCGGTGAATTTTTCAGCGGTCTATGGACGAAACTACAAGAAATCTTTGAGCCGATAGGGCAATGGTTTAGCGAGAAGTTCCAGCAAGCATGGGATGCCATTGTAAACATATTCTCTGGTATCGGAGAGTGGTTCTCTGGTGTATTCCAAGGTGCATGGGATGCTATCGTTAATATCTTCACACCAATCGGCTCATGGTTCGGACAACGTTGGGCGGATGTGACTAGCGCTCTGGCTAATATCGGGGCATGGTTTACGGACATGTTCCAAAAAGCATGGACTGGATTAACAAACATCTTTAGCAAACTAGGTTCTTGGTTTGGCGAGAGATGGAACGATGTTACAAGTGCGCTTTCCAGCGTTTCAAACTGGTTTGGTGAGATGTTCACTAGCGCTTATAATGCAGTCAAGAACGCGTTTAGTTCAATTGGTGGCTTCTTCAGCGGTGTATGGTCAACAGTTCAGAGCATATTTGTTAATGCTGGACAAAAGGTTGGTAGCGCTGTAGGTGGGGCCTTCAGAAGTGCAGTCAATGGTGTTCTTGGGACTATTGAAAATGTAGTCAATGGCTTCATCGGCATGATTAATGGCGTTATTGGCATGATTAACAAAATTCCTGGCGTATCTCTTGGTGGGATTGGATATGTGAGTCTGCCTCGTCTTGCCCGTGGTGGTATCGTTGATAGTCCAACTATTGCCATGATTGGTGAAGCAGGTAAAGAAGCGGTCGTACCACTTGAAAATACAGGCTTTATTCAAACACTTGGGCGAGTTGTCAGCAGTGCGGTAGTAAATGCCATGGCTGGTGTTGGTCCACAAGGTGGATTTTCTGGTGATGGCGACATCGTTATCCAAATCGCAGGTCACGAGTTCGGACGGGTAGCAATCCAAGAAATCAACAAGGAACACGAACGAGCAGGTCAAACCTTGCTCAAGATTTAGGAGGTTAAATGGCACAATTGACAATCAATGGGGTGGCTGTGAAGCCTCCCAAATCTTTTCAAGTCGGTATTCAGGATATCGATGGAGAAACAGGGCGTAACGCCAATGGAGACATGGTGCGTGACCGTATCACGACCAAACGCAAACTAGACTGTGAATGGGGCATGCTGACTCAGGAAGAAATGAGTCAGCTTTTAAATGCCGTGTCAGCAGTCTTTTTTGAGGTTTCATACCCTGACCCTGTTAAAGGTCAGACGACTGGGACTTTTTACGTTGGCGATAGGACGGCTCCAAGCTATTCCTTTACCGAGAAGTTTAAACCTTGGTCTGGCGCTAAATTTAATCTGGTAGAGAGGTAAGAAAATGGATGCTTTAACTAGACGACAATTTGACAGAGCTATGTTTGCTAAGGAGAGGACGCTGGCTATTCGTGTTGGCGATTATGCTTCACAGGATATCAAAGAGGCTAGTTTTGAGTATGGCTACATCAAGGGCGATACATACAAGCCTGGTGGAACGTGTGCTGGTAGCGGTAAGATTACCTTTACCAGTATCATTACCACGTTCAATAAACTGGATATCCTACACCCTGAGATTGGTCTACTGGTTGGGAATACCTACCAGTGGGTTAAGATGGGGGAATACTTCATCAACGATATTGAGATTGACCGAAACCGAAACACTACCACGCTGGAGCTTATGGACGGTATGTTTAAGCTCAATCGTGAGTATGTGACGGACTTGCATTTCCCAGCTGAAGTACGAGAGGTTATTCAGGAAATCTGCCTAAAAACAGGCATTGAGTTAGCGAATGACTATTTCGGAATCAGCGCTATGCGCTACCATGTCGAGCAAGTTCCTGAAGGTAAGAAACTTTCGTTCAGGGATATGCTGAGCGCTATGACTCAGATGATTGGGATGTCTTGTTTCTTCAACCGAGAAGGCAAGATGGAAATCCGTGATTTAACTGAGTCAAACATCACGATTAACGCAGATAGTTATTTCTTGCATGGCTTGACCAAGAGTGAGATTGAGTATCAGATAGCTGGTATTACTTGTAAGACGGATAAGAAGCCTCTTACGGTTGGTATGAAGACAGGTCGGTCATTGGAACTAGACAACGTCTTCATGACCCAGAGCGCTTTAAATGACCTATATTACAAACTGAAAAACCTGACTTACTATCCTTACAATCTCAACTATCAAGGGCATTTGTTACTTGAGGTTGGGCAGTGGGTAACCATTCAGACTAACAAGAAAGAGACTTTTAAAGTTCCTGTCTTAAGTCAGAGCTTCACTTTTAAAGGTGGTCTGAGAGGTCGTATCAGTGCAGACAGTAAGGCTGGAAACGATACTCAGTATTCTTACGAGGGTACGATTACCAAGCAGATTAAGCAACAAGATGGCATTGAAGCGAAAATTCAAGCGCAGATTGAAGCAGCAGACGCAGCCTTTGATGCTGAGTTCAAAAAGCGTAAAAAAGAGATAGATGACGGTATTGAACTTGCCAAGGCCAAGGCTGAAGAAGTCAAGCAAGAACTGTCTGACATTATCAATCAGCGCTTCGACAGCTTTGACAATGGTCCATTGAAAGAAGCCAAGCGCAGGGCTGAAGAAGCCTTGAGGAACGCTGGCGCAAGCAGCTTGCTTGCTCAGGAAGCCAAGCAGATTGGGCTGGATTCTGTTGCTAGACTTGAAGCGTTTAAGTCACAGACTACGACCACTCAGACGGCTCTGTCGGGTGATTTGGACGCTCTAAAACGAACTATCGCAAACGATATTCGACCGAAGCAGGCGCAGGCTGAAGCTGAGATTGCCAAGCAAGTTGAAGCACTTAACAAGACCAAGAATGAGTTGGCTGGTGTGAAGTCAGCGCAAGCGACGTATGAAGAGAATACGACTCGCAGACTGTCAGAACTGACCAACTTGGCTAATGGTAAGGCCAGCAAGTCAGAGCTTGTGCAGACAGCCGATGAACTAGCTAGTAAAATAGCGAGTGTTAAAGTTGGTGGTAGAAACTACTATCGAGACTCTGAGAAAGTTCGAACAAGTACTCGTTTCTTCTCGTTTCCTTTGCATCCATATCTTTCACAAGAAAATGTCGGGGAGACTTGGACTCTATCGTTTGATATAAAAATTAATGAAGGTGGCGAAATTCGCCCGCTACTTTTTTATCACTATCAAAATAACCGCTTCGGTCTGAAAGCTAGTGCAAACATCACTCCAAGCAAAGAATGGCAACGGTTCACGTTCACAGGTCCAGTTATCTTCCCAAACGATGACCCTCGTTATTCTAGGGGAGAAATGGCCTTATACGATTACGGTGGAAACAATAGCTATTCCGTGCGTAGGATTAAATTCGAAAAAGGTACTCTAGCTACTGACTGGAGTCCAGCTATCGAAGATATAGAAGGACAGCTTTCAACAGTTGAATCCAACTTCAGACAGCGCGCTGACTCGCTAGATGCTGGTGTGAGAAGTCTGACTGAAGGTCTTAGAACCAAAGCGGATATCAGCTCACTCAACGTGACTGCTGAGAATATCAGGCAGTCTGTGCAGAGTCTTGAGACAGACACGCAGAACAAGCTAAATCAGAAGTTGAGCCTGGCTGAATTTGAGGTGCGAGCTGGTTCTATCCGTCAGGAAATCCTGAACGCAACCAAGGACAAGGCAGATAAGACCTTAGTTGTGTCTGAAGCTGGGAAATTGCGAGAAGAATTTTCAAACTTACGGGTCGGTGGCCGAAACTACTATCGAGACTCTGAGAAGATTCGAACAAGTACGCGTTTCTTTTCGTTTCCTTTGCATCCTTATCTTTCACAAGAAAATGTCGGAGAAATTTGGACTCTATCGTTTGATCTAAAAATTAACGAAGGTGGCGAGATTCGTCCTCTGCATTTTTATCATTACCAAAGCAATAGGTTCGGTCTGAAAGCTAGTGCAGACATCACTCCAAGCAAAGAATGGCAACGGTTCACATTCACGGGTCCAGTTATCTTTCCGAACGATGACCCTCGTTATTCGAGAGGAGAGATGGCGTTATATGATTATGCTGGAAATAATAGCTATTCTGTGCGCAGGATTAAACTTGAGAAAGGCACTCTAGCAACAGACTGGAGCCCAGCAATCGAAGACACTGATGGTCTCATCACTGAAGCTAAGGCTATCTTTGAGCGGACAGCTCAGGGGTTGCGAACTGATTTATCAGCTATTCAGGAATATGTCAACAAAGACGGTCAGCGACAAGAAGCATTGCAGCGCTATTCTCGTGAGGAAAGTGCAAAACAAGCGACGGCTGTACGTGAGTTGGTAACTAAGGACTATGTAGGCAAAGCGACTTATCAAGAAGATGTGAAAGGTATCAATCAGAAGATTGAAGCTGTTAAAACTAGTGCGAATAAAGAAATCGCTAGTCAAATCGCAAGCTATCGTCAATCTGTAGATGGTAAGTTCACGGATATTTCAAGTCAGATAACTACTTATAAGCAAGATGTGGGCGGTCAAATCAGTGGTCTATTAAATAGACTTACAAGTAGTGAGCAAGGCACTACTACTCAGATTTCAAATCTTTCAAATCGGATAAACAGTAACAAACAAGGCACAGATAATCAGATTTCAAGTTTAAAGACTCAGGTCGCTACAAACAAGGATAATGCTGAACGACAAATGGGTAGAATATCTGATCAGGTCTCTGCGAACAAAGCAAATGCTGATAGTCAATTTGCGAATGTGACCAATCAACTAGCACGAAAAGTTGAGACTACTGACTTCCAGCGTGTCAAAGAAACCAGCCAGCTTTATGAGCGGATTTTAGGCAATACTGAAAACGGAATTGCGGATAAGGTAGCTCGTATAGCTATGACCAATCAGCTGTTCCAGGTTGAGGTGTCTAAGAATGAAGGGCTTAAAACTGTTCAAAGACAACTTGCTGGCTCATGGGCAGTTCAGAACATCAACAGTGCAGGTGATTTGATTTCAGGAATTAATCTTGGCGCCAATGGCCATAACCGCTTCGTTGGTAAGTTGACTCATATAACTGGCGAGACCCTGATTGACAGAGCAGTCATCAAGTCAGCTATGGTTGATAAGTTGAAAACGGCCAATTTTGAATCTGGTTCGGTCACGACTACGATATTAGACGCTGAAGCGGTCACGGCTGATAAAGTGAGATTTGACAATGCGTTTATTAGAAAAATGCTAGCAAATGAGGCTTTCATTGACCAGCTGACATCTAAACGTATCTTCTCTACTAAGGTCGAGTCAGTCGTTTCTAGTTCAACATTCCTAGAAGCTTACCAAGGCCGAATCGGTGGATTCACTATTGGGCGTTTTGACCAAGGAAGAGGTCGTTGGATTTCTGGTATCAACCAATTCTCAGTTGGCATGGGAAATGGCGAAGGCGGCAGTTATAATGGCGAAAATACTGCATTTTGGGCGAACTGGGGTTACAGTTGGAACTCTCCTGGCCCCAATGCTTGGTATGTGACAACGTCTGGAAATATGTATTGTCGAAACGGAGCGGATTTCCACGGGAAAGTTGACTTTTCGGATAGATCAACAGTGAGATTTTATAGTAAGATCAACGCTCTACAAGGTATTTGGACAGGAGATGGAGAGATTAACGGTAGCGGTTCGAATCCTGGCGGCGGTCGAAACGCAGTCGTTTGGTGGAACCAAATCACGACTGGCAAGTGGAGACAACACGCTGGTATCACAACTGCTTCAGATAGAAGATTGAAAGAGAATATTGAACCAACGTCTGTCAAAGCCTTAGACAAAATCAAGAACTTGAATTTAGTAGCATTTGACTATATCAAGGATAAATCACACGAAGAAATCGGTTTGATTGCACAAGAGGTGTCGGACATCGTACCAAATGCAGTTAGTGAATACGAGGGAGAAGATTCTCATTTGACTATCAACTACGCTAAATTTATCCCTTATTTAATCAAGTCCATTCAAGAATTAAATCAAAAAATAGAAAAAATGGAGAAAACAATAGCATGAATAACAACATGGACGCACTAGTAAATCAGTTAACACTTGATTCACTGACTGAAAAGCTAGCAGTCAGTGAGCAAGCATCAGCTAAGAATGAAGCTCTTTATTTGTATGCAGCAAGCGAATTACACACGATGAAAAAGGTCCTAGAATATGACCCAGCTCTAAAAGAGTTATTTGAAGAAGTGAAAGGAAACATGACAAATGGCAATTAATAATTATGAACTAGCAAGCAAACCTTATACACGAGGATTTGGAGATAATATCAAGACAGTAGTTGAAATTCGTTTATCAGAAGGCAATCGTTACAGTACGAACATGCGTGAGCTTGTAGGAGATCGCACAAGTGAACCAGAAGACATTTTGATTCAAGCGGTGCTGGATATCTTAAAAGCCGAGCTAGATCCAGGCAGCGCTATTGTCAAAACACAGGCGCAGCTTGAACAGGCTAACCAGAAGATTGCGCAAAACGAGAGTGAACAGAACAAGCTTGTAGCTCTTGCAAATAAAATCGATAAAGTAGTGCGTGTCATGGCTCAAGATTCTATCATGGGTGAAAAAATCTCTTACGGAACAACCTATAAGGAACTTGTCGAACTATTCCCACTTGCTGAAGTCGGTAAAGTTTATGAGCCTGGTGCAATTTTCGCAGTCGAAGATCCTAATCACGCCGAAATTAATGGAGAAGGTAAGCGCATCTTGATTCAAACGAATCAGTCATTTACTTATCAAGGAGAAACCCTTGCTCAACTTGAAGGAACACCTTATCAAAATGGTGTTCTAACACCTTGGAAGTTTAACGCACCGAAAGCACCAAATGAACAGTAGAGGTGTTTTATGGACGTCTTACAATCAACAGAGCATTTCTTCATGAACGTGCTACCAGTAGCTACGCCAATCATCGTAGCTTGGTTTAGTTACAAAATGCCCAAAAAGGCAAAAGAACAGACAGACCAAATCATTTCTGAATTGAATGATGTCAAGAAACAAATCAAAGATGTCCAGATTACTGCTGATGAGAATAACGCCAAAATTGACGAAGTACAAGCAAAGCTCAAACTTCACGACGATGCGCACCTTGTAACGATGAGGATGCGTCTCGATCGTGATATTCGTAGGGCTATCCGTCGTGGTTTTACTACCAAGGATGAGTTCTATGTAGTAGAGAATATGCACAACAGCTATAAGGCTCTTGGTGGTAATGGTTACATAGACCACTTGTACAACAATTTTGAATCGTTGCAGATTAGAGACGACATCTTAGTAGAAGACGAGAAAGGAAAAATATATGACACAATTTAATGAGTTTATCATCGCTTTTGCTACAGGCTTTTTAGCAGTAGCAGTGGGCAGTATCGTAAAAGCAGTGAAAGACTACCTTTTGCAAAAAGGTGGAGAAAAAGCAGTAAAAATCGCTGAAATTCTAGCTAAAAATGCAGTTCATGCCGTTGAGCAGATCTCCTCTGAAACAGGATACAAGGGTGATGAAAAGCTAGAGCAAGCTCGTGATAAAGTCCGAGCTGAACTTACAAAATACAACATCAGCATGACTGACAAGGATCTAGACACCTTTGTTGAGTCAGCCGTGAAGCAGATGAACGACGCTTGGAAAGGACAAGAGTAATGGATATCGATACAAGCAGACTACGCACGGACTTGCCACAGGTTGGAGTGCAACCTTATCGACAAGTACACGCCCACTCAACTGGAAACCGTAACTCAACCGCTCAAAATGAAGCAGACTATCACTGGAGAAAGGACCCTGAACTTGGGTTCTTTTCTCATGTCGTTGGAAACGGTCGTGTCATGCAAGTAGGACCTGTAAACAATGGCTCATGGGATGTTGGAGGTGGTTGGAATGCTGAGACCTATGCAGCAGTTGAATTGATTGAAAGCCATAAGACACAAGAAGAATTCGACCGTGATTACAGGTTATACGTTCCGCTTTTGCGAAATCTAGCAGATGAAGCAGGTTTGCCGAAAACTCTTGATACAGACGACTTGGCAGGTATCAAAACTCATGAATACTGTACCAATAATCAGCCGGATAACAGTAGCGACCACGTCGACCCGTATCCTTATCTTGCGAAATGGGGTGTTAGCCGTGAACAGTTTAAGCGAGATATTGAGAACGGCCTAGGCGCCGAAACAGGCTGGCAAAAGAACGGCACAGGCTACTGGTATGTACATTCAGACGGCTCTTATCCAAAAGATAAGTTTGAAAAAGTTAATGATACTTGGTACTACTTTGACGGCTCAGGCTACATGCTTGCAGACCGCTGGAAGAAGCACACAGACGGCAACTGGTACTACTTCGACGGCTCAGGCGAAATGGCCACAGGCTGGAAGAAAATCGCTGAGAAGTGGTACTATTTCGACGTAGAAGGTGCCATGAAGACAGGCTGGGTTAAGTACAAAGATACTTGGTACTACCTAGACAGCAAAGACGGTAACATGGTATCAAATGAATTCGTCAGAGCAGGTCAAGGCTGGTACTACATCAAACCAGACGGCAGCATGGCAGACAAGCCAGAGTTTACAGTAGAGCCAAACGGCTTGATTACAACTAAATAATCTTAAAAATAAATAGAAAGGAAACTTTCTAAAATGTTCTTTCACCGCAGGCTCAGGCTTGCGGTTTTTTGTTTGCTCTAAAATACGCTTGATAATCGCTTGAAATTCCTGAAAAACATTTATAGATATAGGGTTAGGAGTGTTCTTTTTCGCTTGAATATCTTTATTTTGCTCTGAAATTGACTTGTTGACATCAACAAATAGCTTTATAAAGCGCTTGGTTGCCAATTTTGTTGACGTTAACAAAATTAGAGTTTGTATTTCTATTTTGCAAAAACAGGCATTTTAAACGATTAGAAACTAAAATCTAAATCCTATTGTTCAAAAAGGCGCTTACATGAAGAATAGAGAGGGAGAATCGTGGTGCATTATTGTCAAAAACGCCATTTTGTTAATAATAGATCCTTTTTATTTTTTGATTATTATCAAAAACGGTGTTTTGTTAAAAATAAAAAAAGTAATGATTTTTTCACTACTTTTTTATTTTCTTACGAATAGATAAGTAAGGAGGAAGAAAATATGAACATTTTGAACATTAAACTTGCAAACGTAGAGCAGACAGACTTAGGTTTTGAACATTGGATAGATGTGACTTACCAGGTGCCGATTTTGAAAAATGAGTACACGGTAAAACTACTGATTTTATTGAACTTCAAAGTGGAAGATAAAGAGTTGTTGGACTACCTAGTAATGAGCTGGAAATATCGTGATCTCGTGTTGCATTCATTGCAGATGTATGAGATGGAAAAAATCAATAATTTTACTATCCTTGATTGATACCTAAGTAAAGGCCTCGTAAAATATAACTAACCTCTCCGTTTGAATTTGTTTTTTTAATAACTTTTTTGTTATTGTAAGTTATAGTTTCAGATGTCATAATGCCCTTTCATTATACGGATATAAAATAAAAAGGCTAAAATAGAACATTTTCTATACATAACAGACAGTTCTATTTTAGCATAATTCATGTTATTTCTCTAAGAATTGGAGAACATTTTCAAGTTTATAGTAAACAGTTCTGGTTCCTTCTATAGGTGGTTCCAGTCGTTTTAGTCCTTTTTCTTCCCAAGATTTTAATGTATTCGGAGAAATTTGAAGGAGGTTCAATAGGTCTTTTTGGGTATATAGACCACAATAATTGAAGATGTGGGTTTCCTGTTGTAGGATTTGTAAGAGACTTAGTAGTAGGTTTTTAATTTCAAATAGTTCTGAGTTCATTATTGTTATTCCTTTCTTTGAATAGTTGTTTCAAACTGTGTGAAGAAGCTATTAGCGCGATGTATTGGCTGAGATTCAAAGGGGTTCGTGAAAAAGTTGCTGTCATCTTTTTCGTATTCCCGACTCTCATAGTTATAGTGTGTATAAAAGATATTATCCTTTTCAACTAGTATGGCTGTTTGGATTCGTCGTTCTAGCTGGTCGAAACGGTCAATTCGTTTACTGGTTTGAAAATTATCATACAACTCCTTTGGTGAGTAAGGGCTAGTTATGAAGATTAGTTCAGCGGTTAATGCTTTATCTATATATCTAGAAGGTAAGAAAACATCGAAATTATAGGGGTCTAGAATTTTCAAAAGGTCATCATATCGAAAGCTATCTGGTCGCAGTTCGTCAATAATGATAGTTTCCTGGTTTTGATAACTCTGAAAAGGATCGCGACTTGAGCCTGTTACAAAATAAGAGGTATTTTTATTTTCTGCATAAGTCTTAGCCAGTCTTGTCTTACCAAGTCCAGACTCACCATAGATATAGACTACTTGTTTTGTCTTTTGTTCATACTTCATACGATTCAGGAATTCTCTTCCTAATCTTTCTTGCCTTTTTTCGGCAACAGCTTTAAGTCGCGTACTTGCTTTTGCATATTGACTTCCCGTTAGCTCAGATTCAATCTCTTCTAGAGTTAATAAACCGTCATAAAGCATATCTAGATATTCTCGTATTAGTTCCCCTTCTTTTTTACTTTGGTTTCGCTCTACTTGTTTTCGAATGTTTTCTAATTTTTTAGCAAAATCAAAGTTACTTATTACTTCCGAAATAGGGTACTGATATTTATTTTGAGCATCTTTAGTTTGGTGAACAAGATAACTAAAACCATTATTAGGATGCTTGAAGAATTCTAATCGTTCGATTTGAGAATCTTCACGCTTACCATTTCGTTCATTAATTTCCCAAGCTATGCTATGTGGGCTACGAGCATGTTTGAAATACATCATGAGATGAATATGGGGTTCTACAGTTTCTCCATCTTCATTAACATCTTTATCATGTAAAATTCCTGCAAAACGAACCGGTTTTAGAATGTTCGTCATATACTCGATGATATCTTGTAAATTTGAAGATTGGAAATACTCAATCTGTTGAACAAACATAATATTTCTGGATTTTACCATTTTTAACTCCTTTCTTTTTTTGGAACAATGGAACAACATTATACTACTTCAATAACAAGCCCAGAAGTAGTATAGTTCTGTCCTGACTAAATTGGAACATAAAACCAGCTCGGAGCTCTTGCCTTACGGCAAGCTCCGCTGGTATACAAATCAATTATGCTTTCTCGTCCCTTGTATTATATGATTAAGTGAAGTACTATCTGTGGGAGAGAATATATATATTTTACGATAGACTCTTATCAGATAGTCGTACAAAAAAGGTAATTTTTTTTGTAAAATTGTATCAACATCTGAATTTTTTGCCTGTAGTATTATAACAAGGATATAGTCACTAGTTATGATACATCTGATAGATTTAACAATAGATTTGTACTCTTTTACAACCTCACTATCGCTTTCACTGGCTTTCGTTTTCATCTGTTTTCGAATT